GGCGAACTGTGTTCCACCATCTTTAAGTACGACATCTCCACCATCTGCATCTAAAGTAATATCACCTGCAGTATCTACAAGAACTGCACCATCTGCTACTAAGTCTAATTGTCCATCTGTACTTGAACTGATGTGTATTGCTGTATCTCTAAACTGTAACTTCTCTGAAGAAGCAATAAGTATGTCATCACTAAATTCAAAATAATCCTCGTCTTCTTTCCATGTCAAAACACCATCATTTGATTCTCCATCAAATGTGACTGCTATATCTGTTCCTGCAGTGCCATCACCTATTGTAATTGTAGTTCCAAGTAATTTAGTAATAGGACCACCCTCGGCAGTTGTACCATCGTGGGTATGCCCTGTACTTGCTGCAAAGGCAGCTAATAACTGATTAAACTCATCATTACTGTGAGCAGCAGTTATTATGTCTCCGTCAGTAAACGTTGATTGTCTAGTGTATGTAGCTCCCATTTATCTTCTTGCTCCTACTTGATATTCTAATCCAAAACCTCTTAACGCATATGGTGCAGAAGTTCCGTTGTCGTTAACTCTAAGTGCGACAGTAAATCCTGAACCCTCTACAGACTGTCTTAATAAAGGCTCTGTCTGTCCACCATACGTTGCAGTTCCATATGTAGCACTTCCATATACTGCTACGATATCTTCTGCAGATAGTGAGTATGCTGCAGGTCTTGGTGTATCAGGGTCTTCATAATCGTATCTTAAAAATAAATCTGCATTAACTGAAGACTCAGGTTTATAACTTACAAGAACACGTTGCATATGTTTACGTATTCCTGCATCACCAAAACTTAAATCAGGACTTCTATATTTACCATCTATAGCAGTTCCATCAAAATCGTTACCACTCTCTTGTTGATATACAAATCCATCAAATCCACCATGTATAACAGTTGTACCACTTGTATCTGTAAAGGTAGATGTTGATGAAGGTTTTATTCCTTTTAACTTGGCAAACTCAAATGTTTGTCCTCTCAAAGAACATATAGCTCCCTCTGTTAAACTTTCTAGTATATTAGCCTTAGAAAAGAAAACTCTGTATTGAGTTTTGTTCGGTATAACAATAGAAGTAAAACTTGTTGCAGTAGCAATGTTAGTGTTAAAAAGAGGTTGTACATTTGCACTTATAGTTCCTAATTCAACGTCACCAATTCTTGCAGTACCCGCTATAGTACGTAATCCATCAGGTGCTAGAAATATTAAGTCACCTGCAAATTCCTGTATAGTCTGTCCGTTTACACATCCTATGTTTCTCGTTACAGGAGTTACTGCAAAATTAGAACTTGATGTTCCTGATAATTTAAATATTCTATTTTCACAGAAAACAAATAAATCTTCACGGAAAACTTTAAGTCCAACTATAGTATCGTCAACTTTTATGCTACCTGCACCACTGCCTGTAGCAAAACTATCTTCATCAAAAGGTATGCTAAATACTATCTCTTGTTTGTTACTTGACATTCCTGCATAGAACATATGGTCTTTAAATGCCTTAACAAACTTTGCACCTGTTACTGCAGTGCTTACCTCACCACTTCCTGCAGAAGATACATCTGTTGCACTGAATGATGTATTAAAAACTGTTGGTGCATTGTTACCATCTGCAACTACAAACTTATCATTACCATCAAAGTTAAATATTTCAAAGTCATACACACCTGCACTTGTTCTTCCTGTATCTATAGCTGTCCAAGAATTGTTACCTGCAGTTGCAGTAAATATTTTTTCTCCTCTTGCAGCAACAATTTTATCATTAAATTTTATAGATAATAAAACTGCTTCTGTTGAAGCACTTGTCTGTGGAACTATGTTTGTGACAAGTTTACTAAATCCATTTATTCTTCTATAACCACCTTCTATATCAGGCTCAAAGTTTTGTAGTTCTAATGCCTCACCCGGTTGCATAGCAAATGTTGATTTATTTAAAACTAAACCTCCCTGTAATGGAAAGTTTACAGGTGTTACTTGGGATGCATCAGGCATTTAATTTACCCTTATACTTAAATCTGCACTACTAGTATATCCTACTTTTGGTATAAAAGTTGATCTAATATATTCAAATCTATTGACTAATAAAGTTTGCATATTTTTAATACCTTGCTCAAATCTTTGAAAATTAAGTTGATACTGTGCAGTCTCTCCTCTATATTGATATACAAAAGCAGTAGCACCATCTATTATCACTGCTGCAAATCTATCAGGTATTGTTGTTGTATCTGTTGATGCAGACATATCTGTTGGAAAAGAAAAGAAATCATATTTTAATGAAAATCCTTTTGTTGGAAAAGGGTATAGTAAAAAGTTATTATCAGGTGTTCTTGCTACATATTGTGGTACACCACCCGACTCAAACTGTGCTACTTGTGTGTCATCGCTGTGAGCAGAGGCAGTAGTATCATTAGCACCTCTAGTAGCACCTGTAAATGTAGTGGAGGATGTTCCTGTATATGTTATCTGTTCATTGCCTATAAATATAGTACCTGCAGAATCAAAGCCTGTTGTACTGTTAACTGTAATAGTTGTAGCAGAATCTGTTAAAGACCCATCTAAATTTGTTGTTGTTATTTCGTCTTCTTGTGTTATATAACTGTTTATATAATCATTATATTGTATAATATATAATCTACCACCACTTGAACCTAAGTCTGAATCTTTTACTAATCTAAATGTATTATAATCCACTGTTTTTGCAGTGGTAGGTATTGTATACCTTACTGTTCCTGGAACTAATGTTTCTGTTTTTGTGGAGTGATTAAAGGGATATTGAAATTCTTTTTGATTAATATATCTTACAGATTCATTTACAGCATTTTGTGCTTGAACCTGTATTCCTCTAGCAGTTGAAAAAGATGTAGAGGTTAATTGCACCTCATTTAATCTTGCTAATACTTTATTTGTCAAAGTTAAAAAAGTTTCTGCCATTTATAATTCCTAAGTGTAAAGAGGAGCAAGTTGCCCTGCTCCCCTAAATAGTTACGCTAACTGGTCTCTATCAACCTCATCAGCCTTATCATCTAAGCCATGTCCTGATAAATCAATAACAGTGGCATACATTCTAAGTCTGCCTGTAGCTGGAGCAGCACCTGAAATCTTAGCATCAATAGTATCTGTAGTAGTTACAAATTGAGTGTAAGTTGAAGCTGCACTTCCTACAACAGTGTTAGTTTGACCATTAGTTCCTGCTGCACAAAAACCTGTAGAGGTTATATCTGCACCATCAATAATGTCATCACCTGCTGCGAAGTCCATATCTAATGTACAACTAGAAGTGAATGCTTTCATAACTTCAGCACCTGCATTTAATACGAGTGTATTAGCAGGAATCTCAAGCACCTGAAATATATCACCATCGGAAAAACTATTTCCCTTTGCCACTAAAGCATCTATATCTAAGTATGCCTCAATGTTTCTCATAACATTAGAGTGTCCTTTTATTGAAGGTAAAACTGCAATAGAGTTACTTTCAATACCAGTAGTATCTTTTGAAGTTAAGTCAAAAGTTGCCATTTAAACCTCCCTTATGCTACGTTGTACTTAGCAGTCACGATTGCTTCAGGGCGAAGAATCTTTCTGCCATACATATGCATACCACGAACAATATCAGCGAAAGAGTCAGGGTCTCTGTATGTCTCTGTCTTATTGATTTGCTCTGCAGTAGCTACTGCTGAACTATGTCCTGCAACGATAACTCCAAAGTTAGAGTTTTGGTTTGCTGAACCTGTAGTTCCCGGTCCTGTTCCAACTGCAGGTAAGTTATTTGACATATATACGTCAAATCCGTGTATCTTTCCTACAGATAGACCAGTTCTTAATCCACCTGACTCACCGAAGTCACCATTTAAAAGTCTTGAATCTTCATCTTTTAGGACTTCAATGAAAGTTGGATGTAAGACTAACCATCTTCCATCAGTGTCTACAAACTGTGTATCTAACAATCTGCCCATTCTAGCAATCACCTGTAAAGGAGTTGCAGTAGCAGTTGCTTGAGAAGTTGCACCACCCATTCTTGGAGCTAACGGAATTGAGTGGTCTCCTGCACTACTTGTAGTAATGTTTCCGAAGTCACCCTTCTTTAGCTTCATGCTTGTCAACAATTCGTCTGAACCTGCAGTTGATACTGCTTTAGTTCCGTTAACTGTTGAGTTAGCTGAACTTGCTACAGCATTATTAGATGCCTGTGCAAATCCTGACAAATAACCAAGTACGTCTTGGTCATAG